ATCAAACTCTTCTTCTTTAAACGTCATTTCATCCAGTCTTCCAAGAGATTGGTTGATTTCTTCCTGAACTTTTGTAAGAGAAACAGCGAGTTCTTTGTTCGCTGTAATTAATTTTTCATTTTCAATTCTATTTACTGAAATCTCTGCGAGAACAGCATCTCTCTGCCCCACCCACGATTTCAGCTGGTCTTTTTGTTCCTGAGTGATTTCATCCATAAAATTAATATCTTAATGAGTAATGGCAAGCACCATTGAAAGCTCCTCCTGTGACAACAAGAGAAAAAGCATCTCCGGGTTTGCATTCAAAGCGAGGACGATTATCTTCACCTGGCTCATCTTGCGTAGTAATACCTTGACCAGCATCAAGAGTGAAGGCGGCAACTTTTGTTGTACCGCAAAAAACATCAAGGTTCCCCGCTCCTGCGAGGTCTCCAACAAGCTCATGGACATAAATCCATGCGTCTGGAACTGCTGCAATTACTATTGTCGTTCCAATTGGAGCGGTTACCGGGATGGCGATTTTTCTTGTGTGTGCATCTTGTAACATAAAATTTTAGATTACCTATTAATAATATTTCCAATGAGGCACCCGGAAAAATAAGAAACCGGGTGCCCGATGGAAAGACTAAGTAGTAGCTCCATCTCCAGCGGACCACATCCAACCACGTGCATCGGATAGACCCATAACTGCTAGAGAATTGAAGTTGAGAACGAGGTCTTGGTTTCCAAGCAAGTCCACAATCGCAGGTTCTGCGCGTGTAGCCAATGCTTCAATGTACAGGAATCCGAAGTCCTGATTCATCATGGAAGAATCAAACATTCCCCATGCCAAGCCAGTCATAGCGAGATTCTCATACGGAGACAACTCTACAACCTTGAATGTGTCGGTTGCAGGAGCGTTATTGAAGAGGTTGGTTTGCTGTGGAGCAAGTCCTTTATCAATAGTGCCCTTAATAGTCTTAGCGAACTGAGCGGTTGCTGAACCAGCTCGGCATACCAAGGTATCAAGTTGGGAAATCAGCGGATTTCCACGACCATCTTTCTTCAGAGATTGCTGCCTACGAGCGGCGAGCAAAGATGAATAGGTAAATTGTGGAGACGCTGTAGCGCCATCAACAATAACGTTGGACCAAACCGGACCACCATCTTCACGAGGGTGAATCTGAGACCAATACTCTACGGCATCTGCGCCGAGGGTTGAGATTGGAGTTGGGGTACCAACATTATTAATAGGAACCCAAGTGAACGAGGTGCTGAAACCTTGTGCCAACAGAGACTGCGCCAAGTAGTTCTTAGCGTGCTCAATTGCGTTCTTGCCTTCTAGGACTTTTGACTTTACCGATGACTTTATTTTGGCAGCGGCACTTTCAAAAAGGAAGAAGTTTGTTTGGAATGTCAGACGAACTTTCTTGGTGAAGTGCATCTGAATGTAATTTTTCGAGAAACCTTGGATAGGGGCATCAGAAGTTCCGATACCACCATCGGGAATGATTTCTGCCATTCCGAGACCAGTTACTCCGATATCTGTATAAATTCTTTCGTTGTTTTCAACTTTATACATGAAATCGAGGTACTCAGCTCTAACGGTAGGAGAAACCTTAGGGGCGACATGCTTCAGAACGTTGTTAACGATTGTAGCATAGTCATTTATTGTTCCAGTCATAAATTTTAGATTAGATTATGCTATTAATTCGTAACAAACTTGACGAGAATTTTCTTATCGCCAGTTGCTCCAAACACATCGACCTGTTCAACAATACCAACAGCACTCGTAGTATGAGTGTTGTTAACTACGCGGGAGTTTGCTCCCAAAACCATTCTCTGACCATTGTCAGTAGCAACGGAGTTGTTGGTAGAATCTACCAACCAAACATCATTCTCAAAACATTCGATTACCGGAACCTGTGTCAATGCCTCAGCAGCTGCAATGCTTTGATTGCAGACACCAATAACATCAGCAGGACCAGCACCAGATGTACCAGCTACAGCAAGACCAGTGTTCCAAACTAAAAGTTCGTTCACTGTAGTTACTGTACCACTGGCTTTATTTACCATAATCAAGGACCTTGAAGGATTCTTGATGACGGCTTGAATAAATCCTGTCATATCATTATTAAGTTGTGGCAGATTTTCTACTCAGTGAGAAGCTCTACCGCTTTTTCTTCTGTCATCCCGGTTGCTTTAAGTTCATCAATGGACTTACGCATCTCCGGAGAGTAATCACTCTTTGTAACTGTTCCACCAGGGAACTGCATAGCGTTGACTTTCTCTTGAACATTGGCACCCTTGAGCACTCTGTCTTGAATAGACTCCGAAGGTTTAAACATGTTCTCACGCGCGAGCTCGAGGACTGTCATCAACTCTTTACCACTTTTGTTTTGCCAATTGTAGTTCGAGTCAACAAAATCAAAGAAAACTTCACGGGTGTCTTCATCTTTAAGTTCGGTGTGTCTATCAACGAATTTTTCAAGAGTGACTTTAACTTCTGTGGCGAGTTGGCTTTTTCGGACAATCTCTTCGATGTCCTCCTTAGTCGCTCCCCCCAGTTGCTTCAGTCGTTCTTTGTCAGCTTTCAAAGCTTCGTCTTCTTCCGGCTTCTTTTCGGTATCAACCACAGCTTGATTAAGCGGGTTTGTAATTCGGTCGGAACCACTCAAAGTTTTTATCTGACTTTTTGTGGTTTTAATTTGCTCTGAAATTTGTTCACGCTGAGTATCGGTCTTTGCCAATTTTCGCCTTTTGACCAAATCGAGGAGCTCAACCCGTTTCTCATAAGATTCATCGGATTCGAACTTACCTTTATTAGGTATGCGAAATTCGTACTCGGACTCCTTTTTCTCCGCGTCAACAGGAGGGGTGCTGGTATCCTCCACCTTTGGTTCCGGTTTTTCTTCAGCCGGTTTTTCCTCAGGTTTAGCCGGAGCAGTAGGCTCTGGCACATTTCCAGCTTTGATGGTTTCAATGGTTTCGTTCAATTCTTTATCAAGAACTGACTCGTCCTCTGCAACCACATCAACTTTTTTTTCTTCCATAGATTTGTCCTACCCGTTTCGTGGGTGGTGACGTATGGTTATCGAAATTGTATAATAATGTTTATCTATCTGCAAATTTCAAAAAGGGGATAATCCTTCTTAATCTCATTTTTAATGTCTCAAGGTTGACCGACCCCTCTTGAATAAAGGAAATAGCATGTTTCTGAAAATCCCCAGCCATTGATTCATTGGATTCATCAATAACAGTTGAATTTTTGATTGGGACAATGACAAGATAAACTTCCTTGTCAGAGGTCTTATAAAACAAAATATCATCCTTTACATTGAAGATTTTATTAAAAACTTCAATCAAATCTTCTCTCTCTACCGGCATACCACACACATCATTAAAGGTTGGAAGAGCGCTACCTCCAAAGAAGTAATCCTTCTCGTCCATATCTTCACCTTTAACATTCTTCAAAACTATCTTCTTCTTTACTTTTCCTTTGTCACCCATTCGAACTGCTTCTTTGGGGACAACGGGCGCTGGGGTGTCTTTTACGACCTCAGCAAATTCATCATCTTTTATTGTTGCTATCATGATATCCGTATTTATCCGAACACGGGCGGGGTCTTATGGTTATAAAGTAGGCTCTTCGCTTTCCTCCTCTACAGGAGTTTCTACAGGGACTTCTTCAGTTGGAGTTGGAACAGCTTCTGTCTCCTCCTCAACTGGTTTTGTTTCTTCTTCCATTGTTTTTATGTTACTGCTAATGTTTTTAAAACTTTTATAAAATTTATTCAGATAGTCTCCCATCTCTGGTCTAAGTTTCTCTTTTACCATATCAAGATATTCTTTCGTAATTTCAAACGCGTGTACATCGTGGTTTATTTTAGCAATTTTGTAAGCTTCTTCTATCAGAGCAAATTCAATCGGATACGGATGGACATAATTCAAACGAATCTTCTGACCTTTTTTCATATCCTCTGTCAGTTCACACTCCAACTGTCTCGATACTTCTACTACATCAATCTTCTGCGAGTCCACAAAAGCTGGAGCTAAAGATTCAGCATTGACCTGACCAACCAAAATATTAATCATCTCCTCCGCAGAAATTTCAAATGCTTCACCAAGCGGAGTGATAAACTTCATCAACTTCTTCGAAATCGCCTCCGGCGAATATTTTATTTGAATCGTATAATCGTCCCGCACTAATTGTATTGGTTTATTCATCTAAGATTTGTTGACCTTCATTTCTTATCCGGTCAATAGTTACGACTAATCTCTGAATAAGATTGGCTTCAACTTCTAAAGTCAAAGCATTCACTAAAGTTTTAAATTCACTTTCATCCAATACGGTTGTTAACTGTGTCCGACACTTTTTCATAAGCTCAATAGCTCCTGTGGCATTCTCGCTGGTCGCGAAGGCAATCATTTTTTGTTTTGCGGTTTGTTCATCCATAAATTATTGTCCAGGGAAAAATGGTAAATTTGCCGCGCGTCCGACCGAGGCATCAAAGCCCGCGCCCAATGGTGACTGTGGTCTTGGAACTTCGTTTGGAGCTTCTGGTTGAAGCGGTGAAGTATTTCCTCCCATCATTTGCTGTCCCATCGGCATTCCTTCCGCGCTCGCTCCTCCTCCAGCTATTGATTGCATAGCAGTATTTTTTGCGTCCATCTTCATCTGCTGTTCTTGCATCTGCTGTTGCATGCTGGATGGTTGCTTAGCAATGATGGCATCGTAATCTGCTTTGGAAATATAATCATAAACATCCTGCCCTTGAATATCGAGAAGTTGTTCCAACGCCATAAGCTGAGCAGCAGCCGCTTCGGGGTCTTGATTCCTCATCGAGAAAATCAAAGTGATTTGGTTTGTAATGACCGGGAAGAGCGCCATAAAAGTCTGTTTCTTAATTTCAAGAGAAGGAAGAAGCATTGAATCAGGGTCGATTATAAATTCAATGTAGTCAGACATATGTCCGTGGTCTTTTAATTCCTGGAATAGTCCGCGTGAAGAAATGGTTCTGGTCGGCACATTTTCCATGATGTCTCCTTCTTGTGTGAAGTCAAAATTCAATCTGAGATTTTTAGAGGCAGCAGCAACATATCCAACTGGTATTCCATTATCATCAAGCACCTCCTGAGATTCAACAAAGTAATCAGGATTCTGTTTCGCAAACTCAGCCAGTTGGTCCTGAGAGTCAATCATAAAGATTTTATCAACAGGGTAAATCTGTCTCATCCAAGTATTTGCAATATGAGCATCTGTCTCAAGCCCTTGGACCATAGAATTCTTAGGAGCTGTTAATCTATTGTAAGCAGCTTCTTTTAATATAACAGTAGAACCAAGAGTATTTTCAGCAGCTGCACCAGCTACAATATTATTGATACCGGTATTTTGTTCAATGCTTTCTTTTTGTTTATCACCAAACTCGATACCCTGAGCAACATTCCCAGTAGTTCTTATTACATCTATTTCAGTCCCGGGGTGCTTTGGGTTAACAATGTTCGGTCCTCTCTTATAGGTAGCGGTCCCATTCTGAACTTGCGCGCCGAAGAGAAGCGGGAAAATTTCCGCTTCAACCTGTTGAGCGTTCAGAGAATTAATATAGGTAAACAAAGCTGTGTTACCTCGCATCATTTCATAGAGACCAACACCATACGGGTCATTCAAATTTTTCTGGAAACAACGAGTGACCACTACAGAGCCGTGCGAGCCATCGTTAGGAAGTTCTCCATCATAAATAACCATCTTACCGCACACTACTATATATCTGTTGAGTACCACATTTTCGTAATATCCGATTGTGACGTGAGTGAAGACTTTCTCTCTGTTTTCGTCCTTGGCTTCTTCCGTTATTGAACAGTATTCCAATTTCTTTTTGTTCTTCTCCGCATCCGGATACATTTTATAAAATTCGTCCTTCAGCATGTCCTTCTCGTAATAGATTTCAAACTGAGACCAGTAATCACCATTGGTGAATCCGAGTCCGAGCCAAGTCCTGCGGCAATCCAAAGGCTCTCTATATATGTCATCAAAAAGGATTTTATCCACTCCAGCTCTCTTCGCTTGCACTCTGCGCGGGTAAACTCTCCAAGCAGCCCAGCCGTAAGTGAACAGATTTTGGTAGGTCAACATCAAAGTGTTACTACCATTGCCACCAGTCATAGACCAGTTGCGCTTCCATAGCTCATACATTGCCTTTCCATATATCTTATCATCTGCAATAACAGTTGCATCCGGTAGTTTCCCAGCCAAAACTGAGGTGGCTATCATTATTTTAGAGAAAGCAATCGGTTCCTGCGATACCGGAACACCAGAACGGTTCTGGTCACGGTCGGTAAGTTTCTGAGGATAGACATTAATATCGTAAGCGCCGTTCGCCATCTTGTTATAAAAGACCATTGAC